CTTACATCATTAGCAGCATACCAGTTATACAGCGCACCATAATTTAATGGATTTTGACAAGGATTATCTTTTATCAATCTAACAGCTAATAATTGATTTTTTAAAGCATGCCCGATATTGAGATTATCAGAATTATATTCAGCCTCCACATAATAACAATGCGTTGCGTCATAAGAATCAGATGTTAACATCAATGCCTGTTGACCAAACAAAAGAAATGAATGAGATACAAGATCATAATAACCTGTCGATCGCAGGTTAAAGCCAAATTCGCTATTTGCTCCCGTATTTGGAGAATCCCAATATGTTGTTCCTGTCTCTTTTAATTTTCCAGCTACAGATGAACCTCCTGCAGCAACTGCTAATTTATTCCATTCTGCGACAGTCGGCACATGCCAACCGGTCGGGCAAAAACCGGCAGAATTAACCATATTGAAAGAATATAATTTACCTCTCGTTGCTCTATTTGATATATCATTATTAATATCCAGAGATCCCGGATAATCACTTCCATAATTTGCACACATCCATGTTTGACCATCGATACAAGGGAGTTCGCAATATTCATAAGATGCAGGAACCTCAGGCAAAATGATTGCCGGGCTGAATCCTGATTTTGAAACTCCGTTGCTGCCAATTGTGATATTTAATTCTATCTCGTAACCATGAGTATAATGATCATAGGTAATGATTGGATTATGTTCAAGTCTGACAACCCCCCAGCCAGAATCAGCATAAATATATATCTCTTTCGTATTTGCAATTGTCCTGATCGCTTTCACCTGAGATTCTGTTATCTGACCTGTTCCAATTATCACTTTTCTGGTTCCGACTGTTCTATATTTTTCTCCTTGCGTATCAAAGATTATTTGCCCGGGCAAGAAATACCAATAATGCCAACCGTTGTAATACCATCTGAGATAATAACCACGCCACCGACTATATATAGGGACCTTTGCAGAATAGAGTAAACTCATGGCGTGGTTATTTCAACTGTAAAATGATGAGCATTTATTTCAATTGCAGAAGGTGCGATATTTAAGGAACATACATGCCCCTCCATTGTTCCTGCTGCAATTGTTGAGACGTTTTCGCTTAATAAAGTATTAGCTGCATTATATGTTCTGAGCGTAACTGTAATATCAGATGCGGGAGATATTTCCGCGCGTTCCGGAATGATAAAAGAAATATCGAAAGGTAGACCTAAAAAATAGACCGGCTGCTCAAATGAATTAAAAAACGGTGCGTCATTGACATCATCAGCAACGTATTCATGAAGATTTGAACCTTGTTCTTCAGATCTGACCGCCTCAGCATAATACCATATTCCGGAAGGTGAACCTTCTGCCGGAATCCAAACATTAGAGGAACCGTACCAGCATTCGCGATATTCAAGAGAGAAGTTCCCGGATTTATTTGTCTCAGCCATGATGAGTGCTGAATAATCCGCAGTCTTGCCAATTGTCGTGATTATGCGCAATATCCCGGAAACGTCAAGATCAGCATAACCAAATGAATCCGGAGAGGCAACAATCGAAAGAGCGTTAAGAACACCATTGATTGTAAGGCGCCCCTCAAAATAATATCCGGCGTGAAGTGTGTTGTCATTGATATAAGTGATCGCTCTTGTTGCATCAAGCGCGGTATCTGAAGGATCAAAACCGGTTATGAAAGCAATATCTGTATCTATAGTCGTTGTCGTTGATCCTGCCTGAACAATTCCGGAATACATTGCATTAAGAGTTTTATTATAGACTGCAATAACATCTCCGGCAATTCCAGTATATGTTCCAGCCGCAACCGTCAACCTTAAAAAGCCTCCATTATTTGCTGCCGTGACAATATCGAAGTCATGGCGAAGCAAACGAAAATTATTAGGCGATTCTGTCGCAACCCATCTGGAAGTTAATTCCGGAGAAGTCCGAACAATATACTCAGGAGTGCTGACAAGGCTTATCATAGTTCTTTTAATTTTGATTCAAGATAAGCCTTGTTATTTGAGATAAATCCATCTCGGTTATCTGCTATATATGCCTGACAGATTTTTACTATATCATCAAGAGTCATAAAGTAACCAGTCACCCAGTTTTCTTCATAGGTTCCTGAATCATGATCTTTAGTTCTTAATCTCGTCTCTGATATCATATCACATCCATTGTTATTTTTGAAATTGCCTTACCATATTTTTCGTCAATCTTTTTGATCGTCTTTTCACGCTCAGTCTTGTAGACATCAATAAATGCCTTTGAGCGAAAATGCTTATTGCCATATTTATTAATATACCACGTTACACTTTTCGCCTCATTCAATTGTCCTGCTGGAATCTTTGATCTGAATAAATTATGCTTTTGCATCCATAAAAAGATAATTTTAACAAGACCATAATCTTTATTGGACTTGCGCGGTCCTCGCCCTTTCTGCAAAACTCCCAGCCAATATGGGACAAGTATACCGGCATTCTTATCTGTATTCTCGATCTCAAACATCTTCATAATTGACTCAGGTATCTTCTGACCGTTATAGCCGGTGCGATTACCGATATTTGTAATCAATTCTTTAAGTTCCGGTGTAATATCTGGTATCATTCAAAAAGATGATTTGATGGAATAATGTCGTCTAAATTTTCAGACGATTTCATGTCTACAGACGTCTTTATTTTCATTTGCAAGATAATAAAGATTAAGATTCATGGTCCAGCCAATGGCATTTGCATCATATTTTGTTTCAAGGATTTTATTGACCGTAACCGGGGTTATAGTTTTAAATACTGCTTCGTTGATCAATCTTTCAATAATCCTTTTGCAGATATTTAATGTCTTCTGTAATTTAGTTTCATTGACTTCTGCCTTATCCTCAAGTTCTACTTGTGTAATTATGTCAATAGTCAAAGGAGTATAATGTTCATGGATTGCATTGCCTTTTACTTCCAGATCGACAGAATTTGGCTGCATGATAACACCGACATAGTCTAAGCAATTGCTTTGATCAGTATAAAGATTTGCAAGTTGTGGTTGTTCATAAATTACAAGCGTACAGCCAGAATCAGCGAGTATCTTCTTAATTATTGATGTTATCATTTTTTTATTCCTTTTTTACTTTTTGCTTCAGCCTCCATTCTTAGCAGATCTTCATATCGTTTTCTGAAATCTTCTGTTTCTTTATGCATCATAAATCTGACAAGAATTTCATTATATGGTGTTAAAAGAACCTCTTGCGTTGAAATCTTCATATCATCGCGTAAAAAATTCAATGAGTAAAGTTCGGAGAAAATATTTAATTTGTCAACACCGGCAGCAATTTCTTGTTTTGTTGGCTCCCGATGAAGTAGCCGGTATTCATTTTCGAGGAGGTCAGATGTATATTGAATCAATCTCATTGCCACAGGGTAAAGTTCAATTACTTTGCAAGATAAAACATTTTTCCCAAAATGCAAAGCTTTTTCATCATCCCACATTTTACAATTCACGATCGGATAATAGTAGCCGTCTATCGTTCTGACTATCGCGCCAAAGTCGTTATCTTCTTTTCGGGGCAAGAATAACCTTTGAGCATAACAAAGATTCTTTGAAAACTCATCAACTGATTGAGGTATTGGGAACCGTTTATTGCATATTTTGAATGATTCAGGAAGCGGAACATTAATGAGATCATCAGCCAGCGAATGATATGACTGATCAAATATCATTTGCTTGAGCGTGAGCTTTTCAATTTTGATTACATGTGCCATCTTTGCTTTCCATTGCTAACGTTAACAACATCCCAGTACATCCGCATAATAAAAATATCCAGCCAGTCAGGTGATCTTCCGATATGCTCTTTGATTTTCTCTTTTGGCAATATTCTGAGCTTACCATCTTTGTCTGTATCGAAGGTTTTCAGCATTCCTAATTCTTGCTTTATCATCTCAACTTCTTTCTCTGGCAATCCGCATTTAATCCAGATATTAGATGCTTTTTCAGCTAACTTATAACCACATTCTGATTTGAGGTTTTGATAGTGTTTGTTCTCAGGAGTAGAATTATTTAAAAATCCCTGACATCTTAACTCATCAACGATACCACCGCCAACACCATCTTCATCACAGACTATATCACTCAATTGTACTTTATATTTTATCCTGAGAGTATTTATCGCATTCTTTATTTCGACCGTTGATGAGATATTAAAAATTACATAATCAACTAAAACATATCCATCCCAGACTGTTATTATGGCCCTATCTGACCCATAACGGGCAATATCCGCAACAATCTTCTTTTTGCCGCCATTAACATATATATTTGAAAACATATTATTGATAGTTTCAAAATCAATAAGAACAGAAGGATCATTGTCGTATTCCCAGTTGCCCATTTTTAACCGCTCGCGTTCAGCTGATGGTAGGCGATCAAGCATATTCAGATAATCATTTGTCAAATATTTATTATCTGTTGGTAAGGATGATATGAACTTTCTATATTCTGGAAGTGACCCGTTTTTACTTGGAAGATAAAAATTATTATACCCGTAACCTTTGTATGGATTGCAGGTAAATAATATCTTTCTTTTGAGATTGTAGTTTGAGTTTTTCCATCTTCCGACTGATGCAGAAAGATTGATGATTGCTAAAGATGCTATCTGTCCAATTTCTTCAAACCATCCCCGGGTAAACTGCAAAGAGCCAAATCTATGATATTCTGGATCAGAAGGTGCGTATTTGCAGTCTATATAAAAGACTTTTGACCCATTATATAGCTCAAAATAACTATTTTGACCGTTGTAATTTACATACTTTTCAAATGGTATATGCATAAATGAAAACACCTCAGTTATTGAAGCTGTGGTATACTTCGTAAGGTCATTAAGATTTTGACGTGCTATAAAATAATAAGTCCCGGGGTAAAGTAAAGCATCAATGAAAATCAATGCAGAACCGGTAAAGCTCTTTGTTCCACCTTTTGCGCCGCCAAATAATATTTCCTCAGTTGTATTATCATTCCAATATTCGGCTGCTTCAATTTGCTTCGGCTGAAAGGCGATTTCAATCTTCATCTTTTTTAATAATCACGCCGGTAATTGGTTCGCTAAAATGTATATCATTTTCAACCTTTTCTTTTTGTCCGAGTCTCTGTTTACCAAGCCAGATAAGCATCGTATCAGATCCTGAATTAGCTCGATCGAATTGTTTATTTCTGATCAGATTATCTCCTTCAATCCTTTTTGCTTTTGAATAGTCGGAAAAAAGCGAAATATTGTATAACTCTCCATACTTTTCGACAACTTTTGTATAAAAGGTATCTGGATGCATTCCGAAATGCCTTGCAATTGAAGCTCCATCACAGCCTGACATCAACGATTGATTGATTATTTTCCAATCTTGCTCTGTGATAACAACCTCAGGTCTGCCGACTTTATGCGCAGATTTTATTTCATCTTTTGTTTTCATTGATCTTAAAATTATGATTGCATATTGGACAAGTGACTTCTATTTCTTTTTTATTTGATTTTTTATTATTATTCCCTCTTTCTTCTAATTCATCACTTATATATTCATTACTTAATCCCCAAAGACTCAAAGGACAATCAGACCATTCATTAGCCAAAATATCCCAATCGTGATCTCCATAGTGCGTATTATCCAAAATTGCATAAGCGCAAAGCTCTTCTTTTGTTGTTTCAGGAGGCAATATGATTACCGGTATTTCTTTCCATTTAAGCTCTCTGGCGGCCCGTAATCGCATATTTCCGGAGATAACGACATTATTATAAATCCATAAAGGTTTTATCTCAGTCATCTTTGGAAGGGATCGCAACGATTCTACTAGTTTGGCAAATGAATCATCTTTAATAAATCTTGGATTCTTTGGTACTCCCTCAATCTGACCATTATTTAACTGAAGTGATGAAACTGGAACTTTTATTATCTGCTGCATAATGAAATATTAGAAATTCAAATTTAACTTATTTCAATGAAAATAAAAAATATTTCATTTTTATTGCAAATATTGTGCTTTTTATTTGCACATGTCAAAAATTGGTATTAAATTACAATTCGGAAATGATAGTCCTAGAAATGGCAAGCCGGGTAATTTTATTAAAATCTTAACAAAAATAGTAAAATGACAGCAGAATTTACATTAAACACAGATTATTACAAAGACATTGATGTTGAGGTCACTTTTCATTGGCAAGACGATTCAATAGGCTCTTATGAGTTCTGGGGGGCAAAGGGTTGTATGCCATCTCAATATTATCCTGTTATAGATAACATTGACGCTATATATCTTGATGATAAAATCGAACTTATTGAATATCTTAAAAGCAAATACAATCAAATAATCGAAGAATTAACTGAAAAAATCATTAATCTTTACTTATGAAAACAATAGATTTTACAACAGATTACAAAGAAGCAAAAAGAGACTTTGACGATACTATCAGAAGGATCTCATTTGCTCATACACTCTCTCAAGAAATTGAACCTTTACTTCCAAAACAATGGAAAATAGAATTAGCAAACTACAAAGGTTTCATTAAAATTAAATCTAAAGCAGAAGGACTAACTGCCGATCGTTTCGATAAGTTATTATCTACTATATCGAGAAACTTTAATATCGAGCCGTCCAAACACATTGACAAGAAGAACTTATCGGCAACTTATGGATTTTGGAGAGATACATATTTTGGCAGCCGCCATATTGAAACAATGGTTATTGTCTATGTCGAAACATCTAATTCAGAATCATGTGATGTAGTCGAGACAACTGAAGAAGTAAAGACATATAAATTATCCGGCTACTGCAAAGCTATTTCCGAAAAAAATTATCTGCAAAATGTACGATGATTTTTACCGTGAGGTAGATATTGAAAATTGTCAGATTTGTGGCGGTGAAGGTCTTGTTTCAGGAGCAAACTTAGAAGAAGTAATTTGCCCAGAATGTCATGGAACTGGACTTTTGATTAAAAAAAAGAAATTAAATGATAATAAATATTTAAGTGAAAATGGAAACAGTAACAAATGATTCTTGGATATCAATACCAAATCTTTATGATTTGGCTTATAGAGCGCATTCTAATATTTCTTTTAGCCCTGAAAAAAGGGCTTACAAAATAGTTGCTAACTATGAAGGACAGCTTAATGATGATCTGAAGAATATCCCAGAGACTGAACGCGAACGCTACATAGAAGGATACGTAAAACGTCTATCTTCTTGGTTGTCTGCAAAAAGCAACTGCCTTTCATCTATGATCGCCGGGCCGTCAAACTTCCCCGTCCGCAGGGCAGAGAGAGCAAACAGAACAGAGGAAAACCGGTACAATGACTTTTCTGAGTGGCGCGATAAAGCTCTAAGGATTATCGCACGCAGAGAAGAGGATGCCAAGCCGGAAGAGCAAAAGAACGCTGAACGCTGGGCTCATATCAAAGGCAGACTGGAATCCTCTATGCGGACTATTGTGGAGATCGATAACGGGATCAATACTTTCAGTGCCCGGCCGCTATTTGTGAGCTCAATCGCCGGCACCATTAAAACTCTGGCAAAGAACGCTGATGCCGAGATGGTTCAAAGGAGCCTGAACCTGATAAAGGAATGGAACGGCAAGTATCCAAAGCCTATCATCACAGAAAAGAACTCTATCTGGAAGCTGCTTGACGAGTGCGAGATTAACAGGGAGAAGGAAGCTGACAGGCAGACTACTGAAAGCTCAGAGTATGAGATCAATGGGGTCAAGGTTGTTAAGAACTTCCAGGCCGAAAGGATCCAGTTGTTCTTTGACGGCAAACCGGCCCCGGATGTCATCTACTCTTTGAAGCATAACGCCTTCAAATGGTCCCCTTCTAACATGTGCTGGCAGCGACAGTTAACGCAAAATGCGATTAATGCCACTAACGGGCTGCTTAAATCATTAGCATAAATACAGACATCATGAAGAAGCTAATAACTGGCTCCTGTGGATGTCAGATTTCAGACGCTAAAATCCAGATAGGCAAAACGGTTAACATCTGCTCAAAATGTGGCCAGAAGTGCTGTAACAAACATTACTTTTTTAATGTCGATGGTAACAACAAGGCAATAACCAAGACCCTTTCTAAACATGGCGTATGCATAGCATGCCTGAACAAACAAAGAGTAAATACAGTATAATAATAGAGCATCATGAAAAAGTATTATTATTGTCGTCATTGCGGCAAAAGATATCTTTCGCAATTCGATGCAGATTTATGTTTTGAAATCGACATGAAAAATCTAATTAAGTCGCAAAATAATTCTGTAAAACTTGCAACAATCAAAAAATAATTATTAAATTTGTTTTTATGGTGCATATATATATCAAAGAAATTCAATTAAAAACAGGGAAAAAAGTTGAGGCTTTTCGATCTCTTGTAACGGCGCTGATGACTGAAAAAATGTCTGAGGAATATCGCAAGGCAACTTATGCGATCTCAAAAGGACGCCCGTTTATTCTTGATAATGTCAAATTTATCAGGATTACGACCGACATCAAAAATGTTGATATAGTTGAATATGAAAATCTTAAATTAATATTGCAAAATGGGAAAAAGATAATAAATCGAAAATGATCATGAAATCAGAATCAATAAAAGAAATCACAAGAGCTATTATCAATGTAATGGCAAGTTGTAAAGGGATAGAGAAAAATCTAACCGTTGGTGAAGGCAAAAGCGCTTATCAGGGTGTTGCTGATAAAGACGTGAAATCTATAATAGGAGAATTAATGGCTCAAAATGGTCTTGCAATTATTCCTGTTAATATAGATGAAAATACCAAAATTGAAACATGGGAAGAAAATGGACAATATGGCAAGAAACATAAACAATCTATATTTACAAAAGTTTCTACTACTTATTTATTGAGCCATATTTCTGGCGAATGGATTGAAGTCAAGGGCATTGGTCAGGGCGTTGATAGTCAGGACAAATCAGCCGGTAAGGCTACAACTTATGCTTTAAAATATTTACTTCTTTATCTATTTATGGTGCCTACAGGGAAAATTGATGATGCAGACAATAATCATTCTGATTCAATTGAGGTTCCGCAGAAGAAAAAAGAAGGTATTTTACCAGAAAAAAAACATAAAATAGCACTAACTCCTTCTCATGAAAAATGGCTTGGTGCAATTGAATATCTTAAAGGGAACGGAACGATGACAGAATTATTAAAACATTATGAAATAAGTTCAGACGATCAGGAATTATTAATCAGTAGTACCTTAGAATAATGGAAACAACACTATCAGTAATTAATCTTATGCCATCAGGCAAAGAACAAATAACAAAATTTAAACGTTCACTTAAAAGTGAATTGTTAGCAAATGACAAAGATCCTCTTCCTATCTTTATTCAACTTAAATACATTGAGAAAGTCATTAAAGAGATTTTGGACGACAGCGAAATTAAAGATCATTTTATTAATGAATTTGAGTTATATAGTAAGGAAAAGATTGTTGAAATTAACGGAGCAAAACTATCATCTCAAGAAACAGGAATAAAATATCAATACGCTGAATCTGGTGATCAGAAATGGATTGATCTCGACAAACAAATAAAAGAACTTACAGAAAAGATAAAAGAAAGAGAAAAATTACTGCAAAACATTCCTATGGAGGGGATTGTTGATCCAGAAACTGGTCTTTTTATTAATAGACCTCCAAAAAGTAGTACCACACAAATTATTTGCAAATATTATTAATCATGAGTACAAATATCGCATTTTTACACGGCAATCTGGGTAAAGACCCTAAAATCAAAACAGTAGGCGATAAAAAAGTCGCCAGTTTTTCTATCGCCACAACACGGAGTTACAAAGACAAAGACGGCAATAAAATAACCGATTGGCATAATATTTTAGTCTGGGAAAAGCTTGCTGAATTTGCAGAAAAATATCTTAGCAAAGGTTCTGAAGTTATTGTCTCAGGTGAAATACAATATCGCAATTACGAAAACAAAGAAGGTCAGAAAATCTACATAACTGAGATAATATGTTCTCGATTTGATTTTATTGGTAAAAAAGATGAAACAAAATCAGCAAAAGAGGCAACTCCAAATGAAGATCTACCCTTTTAGCCAATTGATAAATCCGGGACCCGCAGGTTTTTGATAAAATGACGCTGCGAATGCAGAAGTTTAACATAACACTAATAAAAAATGAAAGAGATAACAGAATTTCAAATGATAGCACACCAAATAGCAAAAAGAATAATTCAGATGTCAAAATGTACTTATCTTTAAAGAGATAGGGATTCTTACGTTTTAAAATCTGTGAAAGTTTGAGGCTGTCGAGACTCTGGGTGGCACATAACGGACACTGATAAAACAAGTTAAAAATATATCACGATGGAAATGAACGACAAAGAACACTACGACTTCATGATCAAGGCGGGAATGTATATGCCCGAATCTGATGTCTGGCACGTTGAAGCACTGGCCAACAAACTTATTGCTGCGCTTTACCGGCCAACACCGGGGCAATGTAAGTTTGTGGTAGACCGAGCAAGGGTAAGGCGGGCAGGCATTGACAACAATGAGCCTATTAATTGGGGCGACCTTTCGGCAACTGTGACCAAGAAAGAGGGCTTATACATTGTGAATATGGAGGAGGCTTCACCTGGTGCATGCCCGACACTTTGTGAATACATAGAGCGTTATTTACAAAAGTGGGGATGGCCAGCGGTGGCAGAAACTGAATGGTAACGAGTGTGATGGCATTTTTAATTTGTTTTATCTGTAGTTAGGTTGTCGTGGTGCAGGGCATTTGAAGCGGTACGGCATCGAGCCATGCAACCTAACGGACTGGTGTATGTGTAGGCCGGGCTTATCACGGTGGCATTTTGCGGGTATCACGGCTTAAAAGCCTTCTATGATCATCAAAGAGAGTTATGTGATAAGCATGGATATGTTGGTATAAATGAAATATATAAATCAAAACAAAATGAATAGTCAAAGCGAATTAGAACACTTAAAGAATTACAAGCCATCTATTGATGACTTAAAAATGAGACATACTTTTGGTTCGTTTACTGAGTTTGTTGTTGACGAGGGCGATACAAGTAATTGTCCTCCCCCTGACAAATCAATGAAGTTTTTTAGTATTGAGGTAGAGGTAATCACTCCTCGTGGATGGGGTATAGGACGATATAATTATATGGACAATAATTGGCTTGTGGAATTGTACGGTGATAAGACTGATGAATTGCAGTCTTATATTGGCGTAACTCACTGGAGGGAACAATCCCGGTTTTGAAAAAACCGTGTGCGGAAAGCATTGCGGGAATGCCAAGTCCCGGTTTTCATTTTGCCTAACGGTAAAATGTATGGCCAGTAAAGGATTAATAACTAAAACTTATCAAGATATGACAAAGAAAATAGAAAGCAGTACACCAGAAACACCACAACAGCCTTTATTGGCTATACATGGTGTTAGCCACAGTGCTTTATTAGAAGTAGTTAAGGCATTGCGGAATGATGAACCTAATTTTAAATTTAAACCATGTAGTAATTGCAATGGGAAAGGATATGCCCATACTTGCGGTGAACCTGATTGGTGTGATGTATGTGGTGGCCCAGGAGAAGTTGTTGACGAAGATGCAACTAATCAAATGAAATTACAGTTAGCTATCGAAGTGCTGTCTAAGCATTGTGGCTAACTGTTTATATGTCTACAAAAGGTAGACATAATTGACGCTTTAGGAACTTATTATACAAAACTCCTGAAAAATTGGTTAGAACTCAATTCAATTCCACCCGGCTGGCACATAGTAGAGGGGGCAACGATGGCTCCGGCAGGCTACCTGCTTATTGCAAACAATGTTAGCAGGTTTGAGGAGGGAAGAAAAACGGCGGTAATAAAAGAAGAAAACGTAAAAAATAATGATTATGAGAACACAAAAAGAGACTTCACAAATAATCGAAAAGACAATCACAGAAATAATCAGAAATGATAATGTTAATGATGATTTAATTTCTCTTGTATGTCAGAAAAATAAGATCAGCGAAAAATGTATCAGAAGAATTGCAAATAATTTCAGGGATAAAAAGTACAAATATGTTTGATTATTCAAATTAATTTTCTATATTTGTTATCAAAGGCATCACAATGATAAAAGAAATTTATAACATTTTAAAATATTGCCTCAGGGCAAAAGATTCCCACAAAAGGTTCGGTGATGCTTACCTTTGTGGGATTTTCTTTTGTTCCTGAGGCTTTTACTATTAAAATGAACGGATGGATTAAATTATATCGAAAATTTAAAGAATGGGAATGGTATAACGATTCTCACATGGTCCATTTGTTTATTCATTTATTGCTTAGTGCTAATAAGGAATCTAATAATTGGCATGGAATTACTATTGATCGTGGTCAATTAATTACTGGACTTAATTCTTTAAGTTCTCAAACAGGAATTAGTATTCGTTCTTTGCGTACTTGTCTCGAACGTCTAAAATCGACAGGCGAACTGACAATCAAAACGACAAACAAATTTAGTATTATATCTATCTTAAATTATGATGCTTACCAAGACAATTTTTTAAATAGCGACAAGCTAAACGACAAGCAAGCTGACAAACAAACGACAAACAAACGACAAACAAACGACAACAAACAAGAAGAAGAAGAATATAAGAAGATAAAGAAGATAAGAAATAATAAAGAAAAAGTTGAAAAAACTTTTTCACAAGAGACTTTAAATCTTTATGATTCTATTATCATTTTTTTTGATGAAGATTTAAGACCTTCCGGCGCGCAAAAAGATAAATGGCTGGATACGATTGATAAGCTTTTAAGGATAGATAATATATCAGCGGATAAAATAATCAGCATAATAAAACGGGCCCGCATGGATGCTTTCTGGCGGCAAAATTTTCTATCAATTCAAAAGCTGAGACAAAAAAATAAAGAAGGAATTTGTTATTTCAAAGTTTTTGAGAAGAAATTTAACGGCAATCAAACATTTGGGATACCTGATAAAATAAGAACATATGAACCCAATCAAACATTTTAAGATATGACAACGAATATAAAATCAGACGAAGAAAAAAGAGAGGATTTTTTGGCTTCTCTCCGGCCAGCAAATTATCTCATGTATAAAAATTATGATTTTGCCGCTCGATGGGAATCTCTTTTGATGATTGCTACTGCCATGCTTCCAAATTTTCAAATCTATGACGAGTCGCGGAGAATTTATGAAAATGGAATTAGGTATTTTTCCGGGGACCCGAAATGCGAATGGAATCTTAAAAAAGGAATTTATTTATACGGGAAAATTGGTTCTGGCAAAACGACATTCTTTAGAATTTTTAAAGCCTTGAACGATGCAACAAAAACAGGAAATACATTTCGCAAATTTAATATGCTCGAAATTATTGATGGTTATCAGAAAAACGGTTCTGAATACTTTAAAAGCATGAATTATTCTGATGCAATGAGATCTGTAGCAAGTAATATCTTAATTGATGATCTTGGTCAGGCGGCCAATAACGCAAAATATTACGGCAATTCGACTAATATCATCAGCGAGTTAATTCAAAGGAGATATCTCACGTTTACTGATAATTATAAGTTAACGCATATCTCAACTAATTTGGAACCTCAGGAAATTGGTGAGAATGGAGAATTTGTTTCTTCAAGAATGCGTGAGATGTTCAATATAATTCTTTTCCCAGGAAATGATAAACGCAAATAGTTTTCTTTTATTAATCTAAATTTAATCATCATGACAAAAAAACAATTAGCAGAAGTAGTAGCAACGTTGGCAGATTTAAAACCTCTCGTTGTAGAAGATGTTCTTAATAAGACTTTTAATACAATAAGGCTTAGAGTAAGAGCAGGAAGTAAAGTCACATTTAGGGGCTTCGGTACGTTTGAGGCAATAACGCGTAAAACAAAAAAAGCGAGAAATATACAGAAAGGAACTGAAATCATTGTCCCGGAACATCGGTTGCCTGTATTTAAGGCTGGTAAGAAATTCAAAAGTTTTGTAAAGTAACCAATATCCCCAGAGTGACAGACTGGGGATTAAAAATTTTAATATGCAAAAACACACAAAAATATACATGAAATATTTTGATCTGGGTGAGAATGATTTTATTCCTTGCGAAATTTGCGGATCAAAAGCTGTGGATATACATCATATAAACGGGCGCCACAAAGATTGCAATAACATCATAAATCTAATGGCTCTATGCCGCGATTGTCATACAAAAGCACACCAAGGCATTTTTTCAAAAGAACGACTTCAATTTTTACATATTGATTTTATACAAATTGAGAGAAATATTTGCATACGTCAAAAATAAGTATAGAATTGCTTGACAAACTAGAGTGCGTTGGCAAATGAACGCTGACGTTGGGTATATGACCAGTAGCGGATTTTGAAACACTAAATTATCAAATTATGACAGACTTAAATACAAGCACAGAAGCGACAATAACCGATGAAACCGCTATTGGTTATATACCGTGTTACGCGCTGCCATTGCTTTCTCATGGTTCTTTGTTTTCGGGTATTGGAGGCTTTGAAGAAGGAGCAGAAAGAGCTGGAATAAAAACACTTTGGAACTGTGAATTTGAAACATTTCAAAGAAGTATTTTACATAAACACTATAAAGATAATGAACAATATACAGACGTGCGAACCGCAAACATATCCACAAAAGTTGACATTATTAGTGGAGGATTTCCATGCCAAGACATTAGCGTTGCGGGAAAAATGGAAGGTATCAAAGGACAACGCTCTGGGTTATGGAGTGAAATGTTTAGAATTACACGGGACATTAGACCTAAATACGTCATCATTGAAAACTCGCCAGCTCTGCTTATTCGAGGATTTGAGCGGGTGTTATGCGACCTTTCCGAAATCGGGTATAGCACAGAATGGCAGTGTATTTCGAACTCAGCTTTTGGATACCCACACAAAAGAGAAAGATTGTATGCTATTGCCTACACCAACGAAAAGCGATTACAAAGCGACATTTGCACAAATAGAGGCTTTGAATCGATATTTAGAAAGTGGACACCAAATCAGAATGATGGATATACTTTGTCAAAAAGGATTCATGAAATCGGACCGAGTGAAGTTATTCGAAATGGTAATGGGTTTCAATCCTGGACACACAGAGTTGGGTCAGTCGGAAACTCCGTAAACCCAACAATAGCACATTATTTATTCGAATGTATCAAAAAACACGCTGCCGCCTCTTTTGGTTGCGCGTAACGTGTTGCAGCTATGAGCAGTACAGCCTTGCAGTATTTTTCAAAGTTGCACGTAAGTATCTGGCTGTATTGCTTATAGGTGCGGTTATGCTTCGTTTTTCTTTTCGTCTTATTTAGAATGAAATTAAATTACGCAATTGAGTAAAAATAAATAGCAAAATGCTTGTTTCGCTTTACGCAATTGCGTATATTTACAGAACAATTCAGAGACAAACAAACTGAATGAAAAACTAAAGAAAATGAAAATTTACAGCGCAACTTACAAATTTGAAGAAAACGGAATCAACTACGAAGCAAAAGTAACAGGTACAATTTTCGACAAAGCAAATGAAGAAATTAACTTCAATCATGTTTCTGATTTGAAAAAAGAATTTGTAGCCCAAATCATTAACGCAATTATTTGGGCTATTAGTGACGAACAAAAAGGTTTGTTTGTAAACGATAAACCTGTAATGATGAGCGAAACTCAATTGATGCAATCAAACGCAAACGAAACTTATGCTGTATTGATTGACGGTGATTTATTGCCTATTTCAATGAACGTAAACATCGAAGTAACTTCTAACCCTTTTGAATTACTAAAATGAAATACGAAAGAGAATTTTTACAGCAAAAAGGAATCCCACATCTCCCAGGAGATTGGGATTTCCGTTCAGAAGCTCAGCAAGTAAATTGGATTTCAGAAAACTATTCTAATGTTTTTATTGAAATATTTGAGCCTGAAAATATTATAAACTGGTCAGAACTAAGCAGATTTTTGAATAAAGGCGACCGAAATGGTATAAGAAAAAACAAATGCCCTGAAATTCACAAAAATAATGTTCAGAGCTTGGTTAAAGCTATTCGAAAATGGCAGGACTCTTTACGCTCTTAAATGGGCGTTAACG